GGGCGGCAGTAAGGGTGATTATAGATTATGGGGATATGATGCACAAGGTACAAGAGAAATATACCCCTATGCAAGTAGTGGTAATAATAACGAAGTAGATATATATGTTGAGGCTACCATTGCAGATAGTACAGACGGTAGGGGTACACCAACATCAGCAATATTAACAGATGTAGAAGATGTGATTGAAGCCAGCCCCGATGTAACCCTAACACTTGCCGAGCGTTCACGTAGACCATTAGGCGTATTTTTAGTAAATGTTTATCCTATTGTATTGCGTGAGATAGATATTAATATTGCGTCATTTGCAGACCTTACGGCAGGTAAGCAAGCTACTATATTAGCAGCTATTACAGAGGCTTTATATGATGTTAGACCGTTTATTGCAGGCATTGACATTGTGGCAGAGAGGAACGATATATTTGATACTAATAGGATAGGTGCGATAGTATTATCAGCGTTGGCAGGTAGTAGTTTTGGCACTATTACGATGCGTGTTGATGGTGTCATAATGTCAAGCTATCAATTTGATAATGGCGAAATTCCATATCTTGACACAATAACTTACGTATAATGGGAGATAGAATATTTAGGTTATTAAGGTTACTATATCCGAGAGGTAGGGCGTTTAAATTGCCCTATCTCGGTACGTTTTGGAAGTTGACCGATGCACTTAGTTTGTCATTAGCAAGGGCGGCAAGTGATGGCGTAAGTATATTGGATAGCATTATACCTGACAATGCTAATTTTACGGCACAAGATGCAACAGATTGGGAACGTAGATTAGGTATGATTACCAATAGTACCGTATCATTGACTGATAGAAAGTTAGCTATATATCGCAAGATGGCACACCCTAACGGACAGCCAGCAAGGCAGCACTATCTATTTATTGAATTTCAGTTAAGGTTGGCAGGTTTTGATGTACGACTATATGAGAATAGGTTTTTAGTTGGTTCGCCTGCGGTAATGGAAACCAAAACACCTAGCGATATATTAGGTATTCCGATAGGGTTAGCAATTTACGGTGATATTAGTTATGGCGAAACTGCTTATGGCAGTGGGTGGATAGATGAGGGTATTACAATTATAGCAAATAATTTAGAAGCGGTAAGGGATGCCACTTTTGATTTTGGTGCAAATTATCGCAGTACATTTTACATTGCAGGCAGCACAATTACTACCTTTGCTAATGTAGATGCAGATAGGGAAATTGAATTTAGGGAATTAGTATTAAAATTAAAGCCAGCGCAAACGGTGGCGTTCGCATTTGTAAACTATATATAATATTATGGCACGTAAAATAACAGATTATAACGGTACAGTAGTTGCGGTAGGTGGTGCATATCCTTACGGAGATATTAAGGACAATCCAAGCGGTACGATTATAGACCGTAAGAGTAATGCAGATTTGCAACAGTTTTTTCAAAAGTTGGCAGACAGCGCAGGTATAACGCTTAACAGTTTAGCCGATAATTCTACTAATGGATTTCAGTTAACAGAGGCTTTGAGCAAGGTTATAGGAAACCATGCAGCACAGATAGTTGTTAGTTTAATTGGTGGTGCGTATGACCCTACAAAGGTGTATATTTTATGGGGTTGTGCTACTAGGTCGGATAGTGGTTTTGCTTTGTATGATGGAGAGTTATATTATATACAAGGTAATGCGGGTTCGCCATGTGGCGGTGCGTTAGTTGATATAGTTACGGTATTTAGCCCAGTATTATATACTAATGGCGTACAAACATTACAAATTGCATGCGGTACAAGCGGTACAGGTATTGCGAATTTTGCGAATGTTATTTATGTGAATAAGTGGAAGGCGGTAACAGGTACAACATTTACAGGGGTAGGAGGTACAATAACAGTAGCCCCCACTGATGTAGTACTGAATAAATACATGAGAACAGGTAATACTATACAGTATCAGCTCATCATAGATGAAGTTACTATAAGCGGAACATTTAATCAGTTTCTTATATCTCTTCCATTTTTAAGCACTAACTTAAAAATTACACCAACGCAAGTATGCGGTATAGGTGATATTTCTTCTGCTTTAGTGTGTGAATTCGCATCTACTTTTTTAAGCATTAAAAGACTAGACCAAGCAAACTTTACAGCAGGAGTCGATAATAATATATTTCAAATATCAGTAACTTTTGAAATAGAATAGACTAACGCCAGTACTTAAAAGGTGCGTTTGGGTATGGGTTTACAGGATATACTATTAAAGTGTCGTTTTTAAACTCATACCCAAAATCAGCTACCCTAACAGTGTTGTTAAATAGAAAGTAAACGCTATCGTCAGTAATAGCATAAGGAGTGAAAAACTGATTTGTTTTTGAAAAAAGACTATCAGTAAAGCAAATAAAAGCACCGTTGTTACCAACCCAACACCCACTATTTATTTTAGGAGGTACAGGTGGATTAACAGGAGGGCAAGCAGGCTGTTTGCCACAAGAAACAAAAGAGATTAAAGCGATTGCAAATAGTGTGTGTTTCATTTTTAGTTTAGTTTTGTGCAAACATAATGAATGTATTTCTAAATATCAATAGTAGCGAAGTTGTAACATATACGGCAAGGCTAGAACGTATGCGTAAATCAGCGTTACCAAATGCTATAAGAAACACATTGAGTAAGGCGGCATTAGATGTGAAACAAAACACCATGCCAAAAAGTGCAAAGCGTACATTTATACAACGTAAGCCACAGTTCTTTAAAGCAGCTAGTACAGTAGTATTTGCAAAGGGTAGCGACATATCACAAATGAAGTCAGCAGCAGGTTTCAAGCAATTACCGAATGATAAAGGTAGGGCGGTAGATGACTTAAAGCAGCAAGAGTTTGGGGGCAAAATAGGCGGTAGAGATTACGTAGCGTTAAAGGGTGCAAGGTCTGCAAAATCATGGCATAAAGGAGTAAGAAAAGACCTAAGAATATCGGCACTTGATAGGATGATTGATAGCGATAAGGCAAGCGGTAAAAATGATAAACAAAAGTTTGTTAAATCTGCAATTCATGCAGGTAAAGGGGGATTAGTGAGGGGTAATATTAAAAATAGTAGTGGGGCGAGAACGATATATTTAGTAAACAAAGTAATGCGTAAAGGCAAAAATACTGTAATAGGTAAGACGGCAGTTTATAGCGAAAAAAATAATAGGCAAGTAAAGCCACCAGCTACGCATTTTATGGGCAAGGCGGCAGAACAAAGCAGTAAAAGAGTAGAACAAATATTTATTAATGAGGCGGCAAAACAATTAGCTAGAATATGAGTTGGATTGAAAAGATGGCACAGCCATACGTTATTAAAATGGGTGACGGTGCAGAATACCGACCGAAGTACATACCTACTCAAATTCAGCAGGCGTTTAATATGTCGTTATTTGAATTTCCAAACGTAGCAGGTACAGTAGTTGAGCGTAAGAATGTAAAGGGTGAGCGGTATTCATTAGATGTATTTTTTGATGGTGATAATCATTTGGATTTGATGGAACGGTTTAAACAATCGGCACGTAATCCAAAGTATTGGACAGTTCAGCACCCCATGTACGGCACACTGTTTGTACAGCCATTAGAACTAACATACGACAATAAAGACTATAATGTTAGCCATATTACAGGGGTAATGATTGCAACGGTTATAGGTAAAAAACCAACTAAAAAAGATGCACAAAGTAAGATAGTAGCGGATAAACTTGCTATTGATAAGTTGCAAGCCGATACGTATGCAGTGGATATACAGACCCCAACATTAGCCGATGTGCAAGAGTATAAGGGTAATCTATCAAAGATGTATAATGATGGCGTAAATGGCGTAGGAACTACATTAGATGCACAGGTGTACTTTAATGCTTTTACGGCAGCCAATACAGGGCTTAACAATCTTATAGCAAAGCCAGCAGCAGCAGTAAGATTAGCACAAAGAATGATTGAAGCCCCTTATAACTTTGCTCAAACTGTAAAGGCTAGAATGATGCTATTTTTACAGCAAATCAATACATTAAATAGAAGTTTAGATACTATACTTAACAGGAAACAAAAGCGGCAGTATGAAACAAATGTAGGGGCTATAATTACCGCAATGGCTAAGACTACGGTAACTAATACCGATGGCAGTTACAGGAATAGACCCGATGCGATTGCCATAGCCGATATACTTGCAAATGCGTATAACGGCTATATAATTAATCTTGATAGCTTACAAACTGCTACAGGTGGTAGTGCCGATGGGTATATACCCGATTATGATAGCGTGTCAGGTATTACGGAATTGATTACCTTTGCTATAAATAATCTTTATAATGTTGCGGCAGACGGCAGGCTACAGGTTACATTTAGATTAGAAGAAGATACAGACCCGATTAACCTAACACAAAGGCTATACGGTGCAGACCCTACAGATGAGTTTTTGAATGAGTTGTTAGATGCTAACATGATAGGATTAAGCGAGATATTTATAATACCAAGAGATAGGTTAATCACATACTACGAAAATGCAAATTAAGATTGAAGATGTTGTTATTGATACATACACAAACCTTAGACTAACAGTAAGGTATGATAGCCTTGTATCTGATTTTCAATTTTCGGTATTATACAATCCTAACAATGCCACGCATAGACGCATATATAAGCCGTTAGGTTATCAGCGAATAGTTATCAGCGATGGTGGCAGTAGATTGCTAACAGGTACGGTATTAAATATTGAGTATGAGGATAGCCCCGAACCTACACTTATAACATTGTCAGGGTATAGCCGTACAGGTGTATTAGAAGATTGCCAAATACCACTAGAAGAGCCACAACAATGGTTTACATCTAACCTTAAAGAGATTACAGAAAAGTTAATAGAACCATTTGATTTGAAGTTGGTTATAGACCCACTAATAGCGCAATATGTAAATATAAATTACGCAAATGTTGAGGCTAAAGAAACACAAAGTATAAAGGACTTTTTAGCAAAAATAGCCAGTCAGAAACACGTTATCCTTACACATGATGAATTTGGAAACGTAAGATATACAAAGGCTAGAGTAGGCAGCGAAACAACTACAGATGATACACTAACTACGGTTACAGTTACACCAGTGGCGGCAGACATAGACGGTGCGGCAGACTATAACGCACAAAGGATAGTAGTAGCGGTTACTTATGAGCCAGTATTTACATTTAATGGCACTAATCCAAATACTAAAATAAAGCTAGTTACCAACGGTCAAAACATGCACAGCACTATATCGGTTGTAAAGCAAAGCGATGTGGTTGATGTGCAACAGGTAGTAGATGCTACTATTCCTAACCCCTACGTGCAATCGGTTTATAGACCTAATGTAAGCGTACAATCTGCAAGTACAGGAGGCGATGTACCAATTACGGCAAGAAATATTTTATCAGAAGAATTAAAAAATATATCTTTATCTATTGAAACTAATAGCTGGTATTTTGGAAAGACATTAGCAAAGGTTAATAACATGGTAAATGTAATTAGTCCTAACTGTTTTCTATTTACAAAAACATTATTTTTTATACGTGAGGCAACATATAGCGGTGATGCTGAAAAACAAATACTAACTTTGAATTGTTGCTTACCTGATGTGTTTACAGATGGTGAGCCTAAAAATATATTTGGATAATGTTCTTAGCAAATGTACTAGGTAGCGTAATTAGGGGTACTAGGCGAATAGTACAGGTATCGCTATTTAAAAAAGCTAGGGAGATACCACAGGCACTACCGTATGGAGTTGACAGCGCACCAGTTAGGGAAATGGTAGCGGTGTATGCTAATACGGCAGATATGGGTAATAGTGTGATAGTTGGGTATGTGTATAAAGATGCAGTTGCAGAAGTTGGTAGTATAAGGTTGTATAGTGAGAATGGTTATGTATATTTGAGGGCTAACGGTAATTTGGAGTTATTGGGCGATAGTAAGCACATGGTAAGGTATGAGGAACTAGAAACAGGATTTAACAGTTTAAAGCAATCGGTTACAGATTTAGTTACTGTATTTAATGCACACACACATACATCAACAGCTCCTACTACACCTACAAGTACACCATTATCGGCAGCCATACCACCAACAGCAACAATTACAGGTGCTAAAATAAACGAAATAAAAACATTATGATAGAATATAGCAACGCATTAATGTACGTAACAACAGCCACTACCATACAGGATAGGTTGGTTAAGATACGTTTAATCATAGATAAACTTTATATCCTTGCATCAAGTACAAGCGATGCAGGGAATGGCATATATGAGAGTTACGAACTTGATGACGGTCAAGTAAAGATAGCTGCTAAGTATCGCAGTTCAAAACAGATACAAGCGGATATAATAGCGTATGAGAGAATGGAAAATAGGTATCTTGCACAATTAAACGGCAGAAGGTACATTTTACGTGACGGTCAAAACTTTAGAAGAGTATGTTAAAGATATTTGGATTTGAGATTGGTAAAGCAAAACCTGAAAAACAGGCAGCAAGCACACGCCCCGTAAGGCGTTTTTACCAGTACGATATATTTGATGGCGAGAAAAATGCAGGTGCAGTCGGACCAGTAAAGGATTATTTTTTAGATACGCAAGTATTAAGGGCTAGGTCGTGGCAGTTGTATTTGGAGAGTGAAATATGTTCAATGGCTATTAACCGTCTTGCAAGGTGGGTAATAGGTAAAGGGCTTGATTTGCGTTCTATCCCTGAAACATCATATCTTGCTACTGAAGGTATAAAGCTAAATAGCGAAACATTTAATAATGTGGTTGAAAGTAGGTGGCAAGTATTTGCTAATAGTTGCACTGCTGATTACAGCAACAAACGTAATTTACATGAGTTGGCTAATGATGCGTTAGTAAATGGTAAGGTAGGGGGCGATGTGTTGGTAATATTGCGTATTATAAATGGTTCGCTAAGGGTGCAGTTAATAGATGGAGCGCACGTAAGCAATCCAATGTCTACAGGTGTAGCTATTACAGGTGCAGATTTTATTTATAATGGCAATATAGTACGTGATGGGGTAGAAATAAACAGCGAAGGCAAGCCAATAGCATACCATGTAAAGTTTGAGCCGTTTAATTGGGAAAGAATAGAGGCGTATAATAATAAAACAGGGCAAAAGATGGCATGGCTATATAGTGGCAATCAGTTTAGGCTTGATGATTATAGGGGGCTTGCTATGTTGGCTACAGTAATCGAAAGTGCAAAAACACTAGACCGATACAAAGAGGCTACAGTTAGTAGTGCAGAAGAAAGGGCTAAGATAGCTTACTATATTAAGCATGGTACACAATCAGATGAAGAAGATATATTTGCTAAAAATGCTACTAAGATAAGCAACTATAACGACCAAGATGATGTACCAGTTGATAAGTTCGGTACTATGTTAGCCGAAAACATATACGCTACTACTAACAAACAGACATTTAACATGCCGAGAGATACGGCTATTGAATCGCTAGAGAGTAAACAAGAGTTACATTTTAAGGATTTCTTTATGACTATATCAAACGATATATTTAGTGCGGTAGGAATACCACCTAATGTAGCACGTATGATGTACGATAGTAATTTCAGCGCAAGTAGGGCAGCTTTAAAGGATTGGGAACATACACTAGATGTTGAGCGCAAGAACTTTGCAAACGGCTTTTATTTGCCTATCTATTCGGTATGGTTAGATATTGAGGTAGCAAAAAATAAAGTACAGGCACAAGGATATTTAAGGGCTTTAATGTCAAAGGATTATTTAACTTTGGAGGCGTTTAAGGCAAGCGCATGGAGAGGTGCAAACGTACCGCATATAGACCCAGTTAAAGAGGTTACAGCCGAGAGATTGAAGCTAGGTAAGATGTTTGAAGATAAACCGCTTACTACACTTGAAAATGCTACTATTAACGTTAACGGTGGCGATAGTGAGGATAACATGGAGCAAGCCGCAAAGGAAATAGAGCAAGCGGAAAACTTAGGATTGAAATACATAGAACCGATAGTAGTACCAATAAACACAAATCCGTAAAATGGACACACTAAGCCAATTAGCAGAAATATATAAAACA